TCTATCGGGACGTGCTATTTCTAATGCGGTAATCTATGACGATAACACCAACACCTCCACCTTTATTGGTATGGATCTAGGTATGGAGGCAGAAGTAAAAGCTACTGCAACGGACACAGATATGAAACTTCAGACTTTTCAAAGACTTACTAGTTCTCCAGTGTTCTCTATTAAGCTTGAAGATCTAATCCCTTGTCTGCGTGGTGTTCAGCTCCCACTTTTCATGCTAAAGGAAGAGGTTCAGATTGAGCTTACGCTGGCGGGGACTGTAGGGAAACGTGCCTGCTTTAGACAGGGTCTTTCGGCTCACAAGGATCTTGAGTTCAAACTTAATCAGGACGACGTGAGACTTATTGCTGACTATACATTCCTTGACGGAGACGCTATGAATCAGTATGCAGCTGCGAACTCTACTTATGAGTACACATTTCTTGAACCACGAATGACAAAAACGTCTCTAGCAACTTCGGGTGCTTGGGAGAATCAGATAAGGAATGTTGGAGGAGCGGGTCGCCGTGTGCCTAAAATGTTTGTTCTTCTTACTTCGGATAAGAGTGGTTCTGACGTTACGGGTTGGAATCAAATGAGTCTTATGAACGATTATCGTTCTATTGCTCCATACACTGGTTCAGAGGCGTCGGGTGTCTATGGAAAGCTCACCGCTAATATTAAGAAGAATGACGCATTCATTTTCCCGATTGATCGTTCTAACTCTGCACTTCATTATCATGGAGTTCAGCAGACAGAGGGAGCTGTCCCCCACGTTACAAGAGCTATGTATTCTCGTCAAGGTAATTCTTTGGCTATTAGCAAATTTGAGGGATACAATCTTAATGAAGCCGACCAGCTCTCGGGTCAGTTCTGTATTCAAGCGTTTAGGTTCCCCGACGGTCAGAGAGTGGACAGCCGTGGTCTAGAGGTTCACTATAAGTATTCGGGCTTACAGAGTGGAGAGGCTCCATTCACCCAGCGTGTGTATATAGAGATTGAGAAGCGTGTCTCTATCATTAATGGTGTTGTTGATAGTTCTTATGAATAAATATCCAATAATCTTTCATATCCTCTCTTTTTCCCTTTTTCCTCAGTTTCCTCAAAAATATTTAGAATAATTCTCATTTTAAAAAAAGTGAATCTATTATTTAGCTTTTCAAACCCAGCGATTCAAAAATATTTTCCGAGAAAACTAAGGAAACTAAAAACTTTAAAGATTTATTCACATAAAAACAAAATCTAATATTATATATAAATGGAAAAAGGAAAATTGATTGAAACGTTGAAGAAGTCTCGTCCGAATGCGAAAGATACAACAATTAATATGTATGCTTCAAATCTCATGAAGCTAATGAAATTAATGGAAGCAGATAGTTTTAAGTTTTTGAGTAAACCCGATAAGATAGAGGATATACTTAAAGAACTTCATTATACAACAAGACGGAATTATTTGAATGCGATAGTAGTATATTTAATGGCTGAAGAGGATAAGAATGAAGATTTGATAGATAAATATACAGAGTTGAGAGACGAATTGAATAAGAAGTATGAGGAGGAACAAGCAACAGGAGTAATAAGTGATAAGCAGAAAGATAATTTTGTAGATATATCAGAGATAACTAAAATGATAGAACAAATGGGACAAGAGATAAAAGATAAGAACTTATATAGGAAAGAGAATCTATCTCCTAAAGAGCGTGGATTATTGCAAGTATATGTAATATTCAATATCTATAGTAGAGTTCCTTTGCGTAATGACGTTGCTGGAATGGAGGCGATAACAAAAACGACATATAATAAATTAACTGAAGAAGATAAGAAAGAAAAGAATTATTTGGTGTCAACAAAGAGTTCAATGTTCATGGTATTAAACAGATTTAAAACTCAAAAGAAATATGGGGAGTTAGTATTCTATCTACAGAAAGATTTAGAGAAGATCTTAAGACAATACTTGAAGATAAATGGTATGGGTGTGCTATTTAAGAGTGGAACAGGGAAACCATTGACAAGGAATGCTCTATCACAATTATTGATAAAGACTTCAAAAAAATATATGGATAAATCTATCAGTACAACAATGCTTCGCAAAATTTATCTCTCAAGTAAATATTCTGACGTGAAGGACGAAATGGCTAAGGACTCAGCTATCATGGGTCATAGCACCGAAATGCAATCTAAAGTGTATATCAAGAAACCTCAAGATTCATAAATCAAAGTTTTATACGAACGCATAAAATAAAACTACTTAAAAAAAAATCTACACTTAAGTATATGGTGTGGTCACTTGCAGAAGATCTTAAGTTCGGCAAACTTTTTGAGAGGGTAGTTGTTCAAAACTTGAATGATAATATATACCTTAACGACGAGATAAAAATGTATGAAAATGAAATGAAACAAGTAGATTTTAGGAATAAAGAAATCATAGGAGAGTTGAAGACAAGAACTAATTCTAAAGATAGATATTATACAACCATGTTCGGATATAATAAAATTAAATATCTTAAGAGTTTAGAAAATGACAATAGGGTATGGAAGTTTTATTTCTTATTTACAGACGGACTATATGTTTGGACTTATAATGAAGATCAATTTGAAATAGAGGAGTTTAATCATAAAGAAAGAGGTGTAATAGATAATATATATATTCCAGTGAAATATTTAGAATGTATAAGTAGGAAGATAAATAGTAAAATGACATATCAAGAACAGATAGAATATATTAATCGAACGACACAAGAAAATGACCCGTCTTCCTAGTGAAGCAATAAGTATTCTTTTTTTTCCCTTGTTTCTTTTTATTTAACTCTTTTTTAACCTTGTTGGAAATAACAGGTTCAATCTTTTCTTTAAGTTTAGGATCTTCATTGAATAGTTTGATAGCTCTACGAACAGAGGGAATATCTCCGTGGATTACAGTATCTTTCATTTGTATTTCAATTTCAAAGAAGTCATTGAATATAGATCTGTCAACTTCATATCCATTGTTGCAATAGTTGATAACTTCTTTACAAAACTTCATGAGTTTAGTTTTATCTTTAACAGAAAGAACTTTATTAGGATTCTTATTCATAAGATAATGTTTTAGTTGTTCAATATCTTTGATATCATAAATATCATTATCTATAGGAATGCTTTCTAAAGAACATAGTTCAGCCCATAGTTTCATACTTAAGGAACTCTTATCCATAGAAGCGAAGTTGGGAATATCAATATTGAATGTGCGAATAATTTCAAGCATATCACCTTTGGAAAAACTTTTATTAATCATTTATATTACTTTAGAAAATAATTCTTAAATCTAAACTTTCTTGTTTTGGATTATAGTTCTTGTATTTGGAATCTCTCCTTGAAATCTTCTAAGAGTTTCTCTGTAAACCTTGCCCATACTTAGATCGTCAAATTCACTCTTCTTTGCTTTCAAAGGTTCAATAATAGTTTCTTTAAGTTTAGCAACCAATTCATTTGCTACAGATTCCTTATCTTCTTTACTTTTAATGCTTCTTATAAACGTTGGTCTATCATTGGTGAACTTAGAAAACTTACTTTCTAATTCAGAAAGAAACTCTTCAAGTTCAGCTTTCTTTACAGCTTTAGTTCTTCGTACTGTAGCAACTTTACCTTCTGCGATCTTTTGTCTATTTTTAAGTTTCTTAATACTCACAATACTTGGTTTAGCAACCCTAACATTTTCCGTAGTTTTCTCTTTAGGGAGTAGAGCTCCTTTTTCATGATCAATCATATATTTCTTTTTCTCAATAGCTTCAAGAACCTGAGACCTCTTAGGATTCTTAGGTAATTTAATATCAGTGAGATAATTGTGAGCTCTAATAAGTTTAATAATGTAAGGAGTTTTAAGTTCTCCTTTGTTTACTCCTTTAACATATCTTTGTTCCATAGTTATATCTTCTTCTTAGATAATTTTTTTTTGGGCATAATTAAATATCCATTCTGTGAATCATTCTCAACAATTTCAAGTTTCATGAGAGCTGTAATCGAATGCATAAATATTTTAAGGTCACTAGCATAGATAGGTTTCTTATCTCTCTTTCTAATATAGATTGAATTGCAATAAAGAGTGAATACACTGATAAGTTTCTTGATATTATGTTTATTTCTCATTCCGTCAATGATAAGGGAGTTACCTTGTGAAAAATAATATTCTTTAGTTTTCTTTTTAGTCAAAGGGAAAGAACAGATAAGCAAACCCTTAAAATAAAAGGAAATAGAGCCTTGAGAACCTACTTTTATCATATTTATACTTATATATAGATAATAATGTCTCTTTAAATCTTAAAAAATGCTAAAAATAAGGGTTTAAAGACATAAATTACGTAATTTATGTCGTTTTTAAGTCATTTTAAGGGTATTTAAAGAATAATTTAAGATTTAATCACTTAAAAACATAACTATATACTTAATTATAAGGAAAAATGTCTACAAATTATACCGATATTGATATTAATAAGATTAATTCGTTCCATGATCTATCGGACGAAGATAAAGAATATCTTATCACACGAACTGACAATATTTTCAGACACCAATTTGTTTTCTATTATGAACTTAATGGAAGCAAAGGTGGATTGTTTGAAGGAAGACCTATAGTCCGTGCTTTAGAAGAAACTCTTCTTGAACACTTTGAACAATTCTTATATTTACGTTCAGCTGTTAATGATATTATTAACAGTGATAAAGGTTGTGATAAGAAACTAAGAGAAATTAGCGAATATATCAATGGTTCTACTCGTTGTGTTCCAGCATATCTTAAAGACGAGTGTCTTTTAGACTAAAGAATCCCTCGTCGTCTATCTCTACTTCTAAATCTTCTGACTCTGCACTCCCCT